CTCTACAAGATACAGAGCATTAAAGAGTGCCTGTTGTCTTAATCCTCTAACCAGTTGGGAGATATTAGCAGCAACACTTCCACTAGATAAGGTAACAGCAGTGAATGATGTTCCGTTAACGGTAACAGTTACATCACCATCTGCGAGTGCGGTAAAAGTAAATCTGTGGATATGTGCCTTACCACCAGTAGCACGAAGAATACCAAACTTACCATCAGTATTATATCCAACCTGAATTGCGTTTTCCTGATTGAATAGTCCTGCTCTCTGTGAGAATCCTACTGGGTTCTCGGAGAATGATGCTGTAAATCTTGCGACTGAACCTTGACCAGGATGGTATCTTAGGAATCTAGAAGTTCTAATAACACCATAAGAGTTTGCGTCGGTTCCAGCACCGACTTTAAACATATTACTCTCATGAGTCGCAATACCACTATTGGAGAACTTAAAAGTCTCAAAGTTTCTTGGATCTAATCCATAGATGGCATCTGCCTGAATCTTTGGAGTAAGAGTAACAGCAATGGTTTCTCCGAATGCTGATTCACCACAAGCACTCGGAGAGATTACTTGCCCATACTCATCACACCGCATGTAGACTTCATGCAGAGTTCTTTCCTGGTTGAGATAATCTTGTGTAGACTTATTCCACTGAGCCATTATTAATCAATCCACTCTAGTTTTGAAGGATGATATCTCCTTGCATTTTTAATATTGAAATTCTTTTCTTCTGCTGGATAAATGTTTTGAACCATTGCTCCAGGATAATCTTTCTGCAATTGTTCTCCAAGTTCTTGTTTGGTCGGAATACCATTCTTGGACACCATTTCAAGACGATAGATGCTACCCATCCAAGTAACATCTGCAACATAATTCTCACCAACCTGTTTTGGTTCTTCAGGTTGAGAGTTTACATATAAGTTTCCGTTGAAGTCGCCAGAGATATTGACTGACTCTGACATAAATTGCTTAAATGTTTTCATATCAGCAGTTCCAAGCTCTAAGGGACTTATTAATTCTGCTATCGGGATCGTTAGCAGTCTTGGCAGAAGTGAGTTTCTTCTTCATACCTTTCATTCTTGCACAGAATGATGCTCTTCTTTTATTTCCAACTTTTTTTGAGGGTGCTTTTAGATCAGAACCAGGGTTCTCTCTTTCATAAGACTTACGTCCTTTTTCATTGAGACCACCAGACTCAGACTTACCTGCTTTCTTAGTCCAAGCAGCACCCTCAGAAACCTGAAGGAATTGCTCACCTGGTTTTACATCAGCAATTTCCATATATCTTACTCTACCACCAGGATAGACTTTCTGAACTTCAAGTTCAACTTCTTTTCTGGTAGGTCTCTTTGCTTGTGGAAAGAACATCTTGAGAGAGTATCCTTTTCCTCTCCAAGTAACCATAACAAAGAAGATGTTACCAGTCTTTGCAGGAACTCTTACTGCTTCTTCAATCTCTACACCCTCACACTCGCAAGGATCACAACTGCAATATGGACAAACCTCATCTCTTTCTTCTGGGTCTACAGATTCAAAAGTTTTCTTTAATGGTGATGGTAAAGAAAATGTGTCCCAATACCTAGGACCATATGCACATTCTTCTCTCGCCTCATCTTTTTGACACTTTGGACAATATCTGACTTGTACAGTTTCTTCAATTGCTTCTATTGGTTCTGGTTTAATTAGATCGGTAAATTCATATTCCATAGCTTTAAAATCTTTTCTCCAATCAGAGAATTCATATTCTTCTTTCTTAGTCTTATTACCCCAATTCTTTGCACCTACTTTACGACATTTAGATAATGCTCCAGATGCATATGCTGATGGCCAAACATCATAACGTGATTTAACTTTTTTATAGCAAGCATCTTTTTCTCCTGCTGCTTCTTTTGTAGTTATTAGTTTTGATTCTCCAACAGGAACACAATTTGGAACTACTTTTTTACCTTTTTTCTTCATTCCCTTTTGCGTATAACCAACCCAACATTTTTCATCAATATTATTACCTTCTGGTTGATATGATGCTGAAACCATTTTTGCTTTTCCTTTTCTATTGGGATTAGGATCTTCTTTACGTTTTTTAGCAGCTCTTCTATTTCTTTCGTCTTTACTCATTGCAGCACGATCGTCTGCATCACGACAAAATGGTTTAGTTTTTTGACCTGGTTGTTTAGCACAAGGTTTTCCATCATACTTACCACCAGTTTGAACCCAACCACCACCTTTAAACCAATCTCGGAGAGAATAACCTTTATCTTTAGCAGATTTTCCATCCATAGATTCACTCACCCCGCCACCATTTTCACCATTACTTTCAGAAGACTCACCATTCCCATTATTTTTCTTGGTCTCTTCATCATCTTTTTCAATCATTCCACCACGACCCACATGCCAACCGACAGGAATTTTCTTACACTTCTTGTCGGTATAGCACCAATAATATCCTGGTTTACAGGTCTTTGCCATGATATCTATATCTTAATAAAATTATTTAGCCCAGTTGTCTCTTAAGTTCATCAATCTGACGTTGCTGATCTTTCATTGCTTCAATAAGAAGTGCGACGATATTTTGATAAGCAACTGACTTAACACCCTGTGCATCTTCATATACAACTTGAGGAATGACTTGCTCAACCTCTTGTGCAATCAGACCTAAGCAATGATCACCAGTATTCTTATGATCATACTCTACACCACGAAGACTTCTTACTTTATGAATTGCATCAGTAATAGTTTCAATATTTTTCTTAAGTCTTTCGTCAGAGTTTGCAGTAACAGTACCAGCACAAGTTAAATTAGTTCCGTTAAACTGTAAGTTGGCAGATGTAGTTGCAACGTTATTATTATCTTTATAGAGAACTTGGTTTGCAGAACCAATCTCATCAATGTCTCTGCCACCCTCAACAGTAACAGTACCAATACCACTTGCAATATCAATTGTTACAACACCCATTCCAGGACCTCTGAAGTCCAGAGTAGTTGCACCACTACCAACATAACCACCTTCAGTTGCAAGACCAACACCAGTGATAATATTACTTAATCCAGAACCATCACCAGAGAATGAATTTGCAGTGACGATACCAAGGAAATTGGCATTGTCCATTGACAAAATACTTCCATTACTATCAATCTCACATCCTTTGATAAGATTGATAGTTGCAATACCAACATCATTATCAAGAGGCATATTGATATTAGTTACATTGAAGTAATCAGCAGCAGTGATAATTCCTGAAACAGGATTGATGTGGAATGCTAATGGTTCAAGTCTTACAACACCATGATCTGTATACGAAGCAAACTGATGCTTATCACTTGTGATACCAGTTACTCTACCGTAACCATCAGTTTGAACCGTGGTTACAAAATACTTTTCTTCAGTAGAGTCTGTAAATGTATCTGTAGTAGATACTACAGCAAGGTCAATATCATTAGTGTTAACTCTAATGCGATCAGAACTTGCAGTACCAACGTTAATTGTTGATCCATCCTTATACAGACCTAGACCTGCTTCTACCTGACCAGCAGCAGAGAACTGTGTAAAGGATAGTGTGGAGAAACCAACATAACCACCAGCAGCAAAAGTTGGAACAATGTCAATAAGCACGAAACCGTTTGCCTGGTTTACCTCACCATTCGTAACGAAGGTAAACGCACCAGCAACGATCTCATCTGGTTGGTCGAAGTCCTGTGTTCTTTCTAAAATCCAAGGAGCAGACACACTACCAACATCTTTGACCACATAGAATCCATTCTGGAATTCCGTAGTCTGGTTCTTAATCAGAATTCTATCATCAACAATTGGAGTAAATCCGTCAATTACAAGCACCCCATTTGTATTGGCATGTAGAGATGCACCAATACCTAATTCACTATTACCAATACCTGCTGTTGGACCATCAACATATGTCGCAGTAATATTTACCGTTGATGCTGCAGAAACTGCTTGCTGAATGACCAATGCCGCAGTTGCGAAAAGGTCAACATATTCTTTACTGGCAAGTTCATTTGCCAAAGTTGGGGATTTATCTGTAACAAATACTTTTTCTACGTTAAGTTCACTGCTAATACCAACATTTCCAGTTACATATAGTGATTCTGATCCAAATACTGAATCACCGATAGCAACTTTTTTCAGAGTATCATTATAAACTAATGCATCTGCTCCACCAAAACTTCCATTATCGTTAAACTGCACGTAAGTATTTTCACCAGCAGGATCGAATGGATCTACTGTAATTGTTGCAATACCTAAGAATGCCTGTGCTTCAATACTTTGACCAACAAAGTTCAGTGTTTGAACACTACCAGCAGTACCAACCGTTACACCCTCTTCTTGAACAGTAATACCACCAAAAGTAATTTCTGGTGTTCCCCAAACAACAGAAGAACCAGTAGAAATTAGAGATAAACCCTGACTTCCTGGTTCATTTTTATAATCATATAGTGCATTATGTAACTGCATACTACCATTAACGGTAAGTTGATATGCAGCTTGAGTTGTACCAAATCCAACTCGACCCTCAGTTACTTCAAGAACTGTATCATTTGCGGAGAAATCTTTAACTCCTAAAGATAAAGATGTTTCCCTACCTGAAAAAAACCTTTTACGTGCTTGCATTGATTTATTACCGTATTAGAAGTTAGATGTCTCCAGAACAGATGCAACTAATTTCATCACACCTGTTGCATTACCAGAAATTGAGAGTTTATCACCTGTCTGTAAAACAAGTTTACCATTAAGCAAACTTAAACTATCTTTAGAAGCAACTGGATAGTCAACTAAAAGTGCTGTTTCAACTGCTTCTCTCTTGTGATAGAGACTTAGGGTTTTTGTTGATGGATCAGTATTAGTTACTTGAATGAGTAGGAATACCGAAGTATAACCAGTAGGTGCAGTATAAATTTCTGTTGCTGCACCTGTAGTTATTGTATGAGTGATTGTTCTAAAGTTATTGACTGCGACTGCTGCCATGATTTAGTTGCCTCCTAGTGCTAGAATGAATGGTGTGACGCTGTTGAACAATGATTTAATATAAACACGACCAGAGATGGTTCCAGTTGCTTGGTCAATTTGAATACCATCACCAATTCTGAAGTTACCTGCCTGGTCCGTGCTTGTGTAAACTACGAGACCACCATCTTCTTGAACAACTTCATTATCTTGAATGATGATACCTCCAACTGAAGGTCTTGCAGTGAGGATTGTATTACCAGCACCAACATATTCAAATGAGTGAGAGGATGTAATTTGCAAACTCTGACGAGTTATATATGCAACTTCACCACCTGCTAAATCATTATTTAGTCCTTGACTCATTGTGATAGTTGAGATTCCATTATGAGGCAGTGTTGCAGAAGCAACTTTAAAGTATAGTGGTTGCATTCTTTGAACTTCAGCAGTTGCTTGTACTCCACCAGATGGTGGTGCTCCAATTGTAATTGATGGGAAAGAATCAACTTGATATTGAGTTCCCGAGTTAGCAACTAGGAAGTCGGTAACGACACCATCCTCAATAATTGGAATACCCTGTGCAGTAATTCCATCTGGACCTGATGGAGCACTAAATGTAACCGAAGGAACAGCACCTTGATATCCAGAACCACCATTAGTAATCTTAACTTTTTCTACAGAATAGTAAAGTTCATCAAAGAATAGTGTTTGTCCGTCATAAGGTCTTTGAGTTCCAACACCAGTTAGAACAACCTTTCTATCACCAATATCATAAACACCCTGTTCAACTGTTCTACCAGGATTACCTGGTTTTACAACTTCAGCAGTCTGTCTGTAGTTAGAACTGGAATTTTCATCACCAACACCCTTAGAAACTAGACCAAACTCACCGAAGGAAGAGTTGGAGTTTGTAAGGTCACACTGACCACCAGTAAGGGTTACAATTGCTTCGTTACAGCAGATGGTGAAGATAGACACCAACTGAGCATATGCACCGTTTGTGATTGATACTCCAATACCACCTTGGTTGTATTGGGTAAATGAGTCAACACTCATTGAACCCTGAACACCTAGTTCATCCTTATCACCAGGATCAGCATCGAATCCATCGATTCTCATACCAATACTATTTTCGATGAAGTTGGTGCAGTTTCTAATATAAGGACCTTTTAGAACTGGACCATCAGTGCCAGGAGAGAATGATGGATCATTTTCAAAGTTGGATCCAGCACCATCATTTCCTGGGAATCTAGTAGAAATTCCAGCCCCACCATAGTTAATTGCAGAAGTTGCTGCAGAAACGAATGTATGAACATAACCTGCACCAAAAGCAGGAATTGAACCAGCATTTATTGTAAATGTGTTTGTAGTTGTTGCAGAAATACCTACAAACTTATCAAATATTGGACTAGTTTTATCTGGATATCCAATTGTAGTGATGTTTCCGTCAGAATTGCAAGTAAAGTTGATAGAATTTGGAGCAATCTTTACCTTATCAGAAGTTGTTAAACCATGATCTGCCACAGTTACTGTTAAAGCACCACCAACTGGATCATAAGTTGCATTTGTTGGAGTTAGATATAGAGGATCTTGAAGTGCTCTGAGACCATCTTCAATAATTGCTGTGGCAATACCAACAGCAGTGTTCATTGCAGAGATAACGTTCTTACAATTGCCGACTGTATTATTATTACCAGTATCAGAATCAATCTGAATGCTTACGTCTCTAATCTGACCAATATCTGGTCTGAAGGTTCTTGTTTTCTGAATTGTTCCACCACTTTCATAAACATGGAGGAATGTTGAAATACCAACATTAATCTTAACTTGAGTATCGGAAACATAATCTTCAACTTCAAAGCAATCACCAAATACTCCACCATTAGGGAAGACTGTTGTAGTAACACCAATTCTTACTTCACCACCAGAAGCATAAGTATGCTCAATTGTAGAAATACCTACATTAGTGTAAATGACTGTTCCTGCGGTTCCTACATAAGCATCAAAGACATAATCATTGCTTTGAACGTCTGGGAATACTGTAGTTGTAACACCTGCTTGTACAGTACCACCAGTATCATATGTGTGTGCAATTGTTGAAGGTCCAACATTGACTTGGAATTCTGTTGCACTATTTACTGCAAGGACTGTAAATACATCATACCCATATCCATTAATATTATTCTGACTTGAACCATCTGGGAAAATAGTTGTCGTAACACCAGCATGTTCTGCAGCACAAGTAAACGCAATATTTTTAAGTTGTACTGGTTCACCCGCAAAAACACCAGATGCTGATGAAGTTGTAACAGTAATAATGCCTACGTTCTCATCATATACTACGTTACTGACATTTACTACTGGTCCAAGACCAGAATCACCACAACTAAATGTGAGGTTGCGTAACTCAAACTCATCACCAGAACTTAGACCGTGATCATTGTCTAAAATGACAGTACTGAATCCAGACTGCCTATCATACTGGAAGTCATAAACACCTATGTTATTATTATGAGTAGCACAACTAAATCCAAGACCAGAAAGTTTAACTGTATCTTTTGACGTTAAACCGTGTCCAACGTTAGTAGTAACAGTAAGAATGCCTGCTGTTGGAGAATAACTTGCTCCACTGATACTAAATGCAGTTCCAATAGTATAAGAACCATCTCTTACGTTATTGACGATTCTTCTTGCTATATCCTTAGAATATTCTAGTGCAATAACAGACTGCTCATATTCATCAGGATCGACGAGAATTGAAAGTTTATTTCCATTAGCATCATAATAAGACTTGCCTGCACCAACAACCTTTGTATTACCACCACGGGTAATGTCATAACAAACAGACTTCCAAATCTTTGCAACGTCACGACGACATTTATTCTGATCAAGTCTCATACCAGTTGTAATTCCTGGAAGACTATCAGTATTACCTGCACCGATTGCATTAGTTACAATACCTACTAGATTGGTAATGTCATTATTAACATTGAGACAAATTCCATTACCAACAACGTTCTCACCACGAAGTGGAGTTCCTGCAGCAGCACCAGTATCAAACTGTTGCTCAAATGTGCTGTATTGATAAGAGGTATATGCAATACCAGATGATGGTGTATATGAGTGAGCAATTGTAGAAATACCTACATTAATAACAAATTGATTGGAATTAAATAACCCATTTGGGTCAATTTTGTAAATAAATCCAGATGGACTGCTACCATCTGGAAAAATAGTAGTTGTAATTCCAGAACCACCAGGACATGTAAATTCTAAATCTGTAAGTCTAACATGGTCTGTAGTGCTTAATCCGTGACCAATTAGAGTAGTAACAGTAGCAACACCAGTTAATGGTGTATATTCAAATCCAGTAATAGTTGTTCCACCACCAACATTTTCAAATCCATATGGTTTGTTATTGATGACAAATGTTGCAATACCAGCAGCACGATCCATTGCTGCAATTGTTGCTTCAGAAACACCAGCACCTAAGATATGAGATAATGCTCCACCAACAAAGTAAGATTGTGCAGCACCTACCGATCTGCTGTTTGCTTGAGTACCATCTTTATATCCTGCTCTTAAATCATGAGCAACCGCTTCTAGTACATCATGAATATCGTCCTGACAGTTTCTTGCGGTGCCAAATGACATTGTGAATGCACCACCAGCATAGTTGACACTGGTGATAAATCCTACTGCTTCTGCTGCAATATATTCTGCGTTTAAATCAATAAGTCTTGCAGCATCTTGTGCTCGGTGAGATCCAGCAACACCACTAAAACCACTAGTGAGGAAACCAACTGCTTCACCAGCAATATAGTCTGCATTTTGACGGATCATCCTTGCTCCATCAAAATATCTATCTCCAGAAACACCTAGTAATGGAACGAAAGCAATAACTGCCCTTCCATATTCCATTGGTTCACCAAGGAATCCTGGTTCTGATCCACCAGATGGAACACCTTTAGAACCACCACCAATATCAGCACCTTTACCAACAAATGCTAAATCTGTTAAATGGCAAGCATTGTTGATATGGAATAAGTCTCTATTGGGGTTATTTGGTGCAACAAAGCAGTTTCTTAATTCAAATCCTTCTACTGATACGTTATCTCTAAGGACAATCGGATTATTTTCTACATAATAACCTGCAGATACTTTAATAGTATCACCAGGTTGTGCATACTCCGATGCTTTCTTAATAGATGCTAGAGCATCCTGTTGAGAAAGTCCTCCGTTAAGATCATTGCCCTCACCTGTAACAAACCAAGTATTGCCAATACTTCTACCAGCACCAACAGTAACTACTCTGGTTGCAATGCCTACACCTTCAGTATCTTGACGGACAAACACCGTACCATCATAATGGTTAATAGCTAACTCACCAAAAGTGAGTTGTTCTATTGTAGGAACAGAACCTTGAGTTAAGGATCTTTTTAACCTAATCGTTGGACTTGTATTCATCTCAACTCCGCGTAAAATTACTCAAAAGCTTCTTTTGTCTATTTATTCAAGGTTTCATTTTGTATATTGTTAAAAGCATTTTTATTCAAAAGTTTCGATAATTCTGCAGTTGATCCCACAAATAATGCATTATTGACAGTTGTTGGTGCTTGTTTTTTAGTATCCTGCTCCAACTCATGCATTTTCTTCTGAAGGTCTAGTAGTTTGTCAGTAGCATCAGAAACATTCTTAATCAAATGACCAACAACTTCATATGCTCTTGGTGTTTCTGTTTCTTGTGCTAATTCAAGAATACCATTAATTGCTTCTTGACCTTTTTCGATAATCGAGTATAAATTACCTCTTGTATATTCGTAATCATTTGTTACATCATCTTTCTTGACTGGTTTTTCCTTTTTAGGTTCCTCAACAATTTCAGAAGAAGCATCTACTTCAACAATAGGTGCCTCTTCTTCAATATTAAAAGTCTCGTTCAGATCATTGAATTTTCCCATCAGATAAATCCTCCATCAAACCCAAAGTCATCACCAAGTTCTACTAAAACATTATCAGCAGAATCAACCTCAGTTACATTAGTTCCAGAAACATGAGCAGTTGCTGTAGTGTTATTTTGTGCTCTTCTAACTAGAAGTTTATTTTCAGAATCTGATTTCTGCTTGACATATATGACTTCTTTATTGATTTGAATGTAAGAGTCTTCTTCAATATTGGTGATAGACTGAAGTGAAATAGTTTCGTCTGTTTTAGAGATATTACCAGATGTGGTAGTTATTACACCATTATCAAGATCCTCAAGTGCTTTTGGTTCAACAGAATATGTAACGTCTCTATTTTTCTTATCATTGGAGGTAGAAGATGCATAGTATCCAACTTTTGCCTTTTTGATAATCTTTGCACCAATGTCTGCGGTAACTGGACCAAACAGATATGTCTTTGCACTAAATCTTATGGTGTAAATCAAAGCTCTTCTTGTCTCAAAATTTCCTTCATACTGATCATCCATCGATATTCCTTCTAAGACAATAGGAATATCTCTTTTTTCATCCATTTCAGATATTAATTCAATAGTTAAATTATATTGTGGTTGAAAATATGGTAAAATTTGTTCAACAATTTGAAGAGCATCGTCATTTATTTTTGTATAAATGTTCAACTCGAATGACATATTATAAGGAACTGGCATAAATGCCTTTTTAATAGTTCCATCTCCAGAAGAAGATGGAACCATAAATTTTTGAGTTGTAGTTACTTTTCTTGACGAATCATACTGCAATCCAGTAAACTCAAAAGACATTCTTGGCAATGTAATTTGAGTGGTTTTATTTAAATCTTCTGACTGCTCTAATCTTGCAAGAAACTTTTGTTGAGGTGCATATGCAAGAGGAACTTTTACAGTGTTAATAACATTGTTGTTAGCATCTGTAGTTTTTATCTTAATATCATTAAAAAGCGTACCAAATCCTATGATTGTTTTTCTTAAGATTTCGTGGTAAAAATATTCAAACATAGTAATACACTGTTATTTTTTTAAACCCGTCCAAATGGATTTCTTTCCGTGAAATCTAGGATATCATCCCCTTCAGATTGAATCTCAACATTTTCATCATAAGAACTTGATGGATTTGTTTCCTCTACAGATGAGGATTCTTCAGGAACATCGTATGAATTGTCTTCGATCAACGGATTTGTGGTAATAGTATTTAGTATAACAATTTTGTGCTGTGCTCCAGATTTTTCCCCAGTAATTACTTCACCATTTTTAAAATCACCAGTCAAGTTTGATAAACGTAATTTCTTCGTACCAACATTCCATGATTTAACCCTACCAGTTACACCAGAAGTTCCAGTAACAATTTCGTTATATTCAAATTGTCCAGTTCCAACTTGGTTTGGAGAACCAAATGTTATAGATGGTGCAACAGTGTATCCAGATCCAACATTTGTTAGAGTAACATAATCAATAGTATTATCTGATGCTAAAATTGCTCTACCTGTTGCTGTGGTTCCTGCTCCAGATGGTGCTGAGAATGTTACTGTTGGTTCTTCGACAAAATTAGATCCAACACTGGTAATAGTAACAACACCAACTGCACCCATAGTTACAATACCAACAGTTGCAGCAGCACCAACACCAGTTGTCTTACCTGCAAATGTAACAAGTGGAGCAATTGTATAACCCACACCAGGATTTGTTAGTTCAATACCTTGAATTGTGAGGAATTGATCTCCTCCAGATCCATATGTAGTTCTTCCAGTAACGATACCAGATGCATTTACACCACCTGTAGGTGCTGTTGAGAGACCCAAAGTAACAGGAGCATTATAACCATATCCAGAATCGGAAATATAGAAAGTACTTAAAGCACCATCTACTATACCAGTATATGCTGCTGCTGTTTCACCTACACCAGCAACAGTAAATGTTTGAATATATCCCTGATCAGTAAAATTATCATCAATTTCAGCAACACCAGTATCGATAACTTCTGTAGCATATCTGTAAAGTTCACATCTTAACTCATAAACATATGTCTTTTGAAGTTGATAAAAAGGTTGCTCATGCTCAACAAACTTAATCTCAAATAATCTATCACCAAATGGGAAATATATCAAATCACCTTCTTTTGGTCTAGTTGCTAACTCAATATTTGGAAGATCTCTGATAAGAGGTGTAATATATTGCTCATATCTTTCCTTGGAGATGATGAGGGTTAAATCATCTAGATCTGTAATACCAAATTTGGATAGTAATGTTCCTTGTCCATCATAACCATCATAGTTGTTGACATATGCTTCAATTGGATATGCACTTGTAAACTCTGATTGAATTACTTCTTCAATTACAGTATTTTTAGTTAGATATTGCCTTGGGATGTAGTATACTTCTACACCATACATCCTTAACTGTTCATTGATTAAGTCTTGGACTAAATTCTGTTCACTTCGTGAACCTTGTTGAAAGAAGGGATTTAACATGGTATCAACCGATCATGTCTAGAGGTGGAAGTTCATATGTAGATGACATCTTCTCCCTAATTCTTTCAAGTTCCTTTTCTGCATCATCAAACATTTGACGACCATTAAGTTCTACACCACCAGGAAGTTTTACTCCTTGGAACTTCATGAGGTTTTGACCCCATTGCCTCTTTACAAGGGCAGTCAGGTACATCTTAAGGAACGAATCGTTCCATACCTGAGTATATGCGCTCGGATCAAGAAGTCTCCAACAATCGATAACTAAGTAATCATTTTCGACAAGTGTTCCCCAGTCTGCATCAATATAGAGACGATCTTGTCTTTGATTGAATCTAAAATGCTTAAGTGGATTTAATAGATGATCGATATCAGAAAGTTTTGTTTGAACCATTGAATATTGAAGAAGATCAATAGAATCCCAATAATAGAGATCATTCAAAAACAACTGATATTTCACACTAAACATCGATCCACTAGTTGCGGATGATGATTGAACTCTGAAGATCTTATTTACACCAGTGATAGAACTTGGAACTGGTAAATAGTTCGAGTTTTCTTCAAATGCAAATGAAGAGGTTGAACCAACAGTTTGAGTTACGGTATCTGTAGTAATGCCAGAAACTGTTGTTCCACCTCTCGATCTTCCTCGATCTATATCGTCCTGTGTTACTTTATACTTTAAATATGTTCTAACTACACCGTCAAAATGTCTTTCGTGGAAATATTGCAAAGCATCATCAACTAGATCATCAATCTGCTCATCAGCAACATTGATTTCTAGAACAGGAGCACCTAATTGTCTCTTAACATAATTAATTAGATCTTGTCTAGATGATGGTTGTGCCATTTTATTACAGCTTTAAAATTATTTAGGGAGCAGAAGAAATACCTGGTTGTACCATAATATTTCCATCTACAATTCTATATGTTGTGGTTCCAGAACTTACCAATATATCATAGTAATATCTTCCAGATTTCAGTGCTCTAGTATCTGTTGCACCCATTGCAATTTTGAATTCACCATTTGATGCACTTGTAAAACTAAAATTAAATGTTCCATGAGCATACATTGTTGATCCAATAGATACACTCTTAGTCATTTGAGCAGAACCTGTCCACCCATCAAAATCATACCTACCACTATTCATATTATAAGTAGTAAAATTAACTTTTAAATCGGAACCAGGATAAATATTGAAATTTACTCCATATGGAGCATTGACTTCGGGATTGAAAGTTATTCTTTGATTAGACATTTGAGAAGATCCTTAATTTCTTTGAGATCATCCTTAACGGATTTAACATCATCTTCAAGTTTTTCCATTCGTCTCAACTCCCTCTTTTTATGCTTGAGGGAGTTCATATAGTTCTGATATTCTGTCATGTCAGTATTAACAATTGCATTTGTGGTTGAATCACGATAAAGGTTTGAATGATTTTCTACTTTAATGTACATGTTATGCGAATGCGATTGCTCTTAGGTCACGAATTCTTGGTGGATAGCACTGATTGGTTGATGTTCCAACTAGTTTTACACTGAAGAATTTAAATGATGGTAGATTTTCAATAGTAAAGGTGTAATCTTTGAATACTAATGCAGTAGATGCAAATCCTTTATTGTCTGTTGGTGGAACCAACTTATCTGGTCTACCACTGTTCTTGGAAGAATCAATTACTTGACCACTCTCAAGTAAATTATCATAACCTGGGAATGGATAGTAAATTAGATCCTCTGATGGATCATTAGTTAATGCATAGAATGCTCTAATGTCAGAGAAGTTATTAATGTATGCAGCACACAGCAACTTAATATTATTTGCAGGAATTTCTAGACCGATTGCTTTTGTTGCATAAACAAATGCACTTGGATCATCATTTACAGTTGCAACACGTGGATCGGTATTGAAATTAGTAACTACATCGTTAACTCTGTTTGAAACAAAGATGGATCCAATTCTATCCAAGTCAATAACAGGGGAAAGTCTGGAATCGGTTGATGACATATTCAATTCAAGCTCATATGATTTATTTCCAGGTAATGTTGTTAATAATGAATCAGAATTTGTCTTGGATGCAATCATTCTTGGACTATCAAAATAATTATCTTCATTTAGAACCACATTTTCATAACCAGCATCTAAGAATGACACTTCATTACCACTAATACTTGTTGATGTTACTGTTCTTGCTCTTGCATTCAAATTAGTTCTCTGTAGAACCATAGTTTGAACAACAGGTTGCATAATTTCATAATGAATATTTTGAGTTGCAGTTACAGTTTCACCACCAGTAGATTTTGATTCATTTAAGTACAAAGTTGGGAAAGAATTAGAATTTGACCTATCAATGCCATTTTCCGATGTATCAATTTTTAGATTGTAATAATCAAGTCCCTTATTTTCGGAAATAGTTGCATCCTGTAAAGAATGAGTTTTATTAATTCTTCTTAAAGAAACACCAGATGTCTCATACTTAGATACAATTGACTGATCTTCATATCCACCAGCAAAAGTCGAATCTACAGATCTTGTAATACCACCAAGGGTATTGCCAGTTACTGATGTATAGGAAATAATTTCAGTTTCAATTTTAATGTATCCTGGATTAGTGGTTCCAATACCAACTCCTTCAAAATTCTCGAAGTTTGATGCATCAGAGATAACAAGATCGGATGTTGATGTCCTATCATAATCACCTTCAAGTCTTACGACAGGAATATCTGAAGCAACACCCTGAATAACAACATTATTAGTATCAGAATGCATACCATGGTTTAGATGATTAACCTTAATATGCAATCCATCAGTTACTATTCTTGGTGCAGTTAGAACATCTGTTGATCCTTGATCAGTAAACTCAGTAGTTACACCACTTGAATTGATGTATCTTAGAGTATTTCCACCACCAACTTTAAAGTCACCCTGAACTTGATCAAGAATAAGTTCACTAATACCATAAGTAGATGTTACTGAAAGTTGTAGATTTCTACCAACTCCACCACCAATAGTAGCAGTTAGAACATCACCAACTTTGAATCCATTACCACCATCAGAGATTGTAGCAGCAGCTGCAACACCATTGTTTACGTGGATATTTGCAGTTGCATTTTCACCTCTACCAGTTAGTTTGGTTAGTGGGACATTATTATATTGGAAGAATCCAGTGGAAGGTGTGAGTCCAAGTCCAGCATTAGTGACTGACATTGTGCCAGTAGCAATGCCGAGACCCATTACATAATTACCAGATGCATTTGAATTATCCTGAATAACAGTATTACCAGGAACAATATTATCACCCCAATTTCTTGCAGTTGTTCCAAGTCCAACAATAATTCTTCTAGAAGAAACATCTAAGGAATCTTTCTTTAAAGTCGCAACTTGCCTATTTCCAAGTGCTAAATCTGGATTATAGAAACTAATGCTTCCATTTCGTACAAAGTTTGCCCTATTAAGATTGAACTTAAGATCATCATATTGGCTAGCAGTCCACGTAGTGCTATTTTGTGATTTGAATAGTGATCCAAGTATAGATTGTTTGGTAATAGGAACTTGCTCAGACTCTGGTCTTGATAAAGTAGATACATCCACTTCACCAAGTCTAGAAATCCAAAGTTGGTAATCAGTTGAGTTTGAACCAACGACTACACAGTGTTCTTTGTTTCCTTCAAGATAAACTGGTGCTGGGAATGTTACCGTTGTAGGTACACTTGCATCTTCAGAAACTTCAACTTGAGATCCATTTAATACTACCTGAGAGAATGGATAAATCTCATCACTTGATGGGAATCCATTAACCATTGGTCTCAATTCAACAAAACAAGTTTCACCTGTCGTTGATGTTGTTCTAAAGTACAGATCTATTGAAGTAACAAATACACCAGTTGGATCCTGAGGACTACCAACTTTAAAAGACTGTGCAATTGGATCATCGTCTCTATTCCTTGGTCTAGGTCTAGGTCTTGGTCTTGGTCTAGGACGTGGCCTTGGTCTAGGTCTAGGTCTAGGTGTAGGACGTGGCCTTGGTCTAGGTCTAGGTCTTGGTCTAGGTCTAGGACGTGGTTGAGGTCTTGGATTTGGTCTAGGACGTGGTTGAGGTCTAGGACTTGGATTTGGTGTAGGTCTAGGAGCTGGACGTGGATTAGGTGTAGGATTAGGTACAGGTCTAGGTTGAGGTCTAGGACTTGGATTTGGTGTAGGTCTAGGTGAAGGTCTAGGTTGTGGTTGAGGTCTAGGTTGTGGTTGTGGACGAGGAATTGGTACAGGTTGAGGTAGTGTTACATCTATATCAACAT